TATTTCCCTTGATTACCGAGCCGGAGGATAAAATAAACATGGACGCCGGTGCGTTATCCGGGTGAGTTACCGTTACGTAGTCGCAAATTCTTACAGTCACACCCTCTGGCACAACTGCTGTCGTCAGAACACAACTCACATCGACAATTACAACGCCGGTAGTTTCAACTGCTTTAGCAAACGCTTTCGCAAAAGCCAGAGTCGCATCTGCGCCTTTTGTAACTTTGTAATCCGAGATCCTAGGCGATGAGCTATCAACATATTTCTGCACTGAAATATTAAGCGAGGTATTTACCAAGCTTGAGCCAAGGCCTATTTCGCTAGACGCCAGCTTTATTGCAAGATCGGCTGTATCTGTCATTGAAAAAACAGATATTGGATTTCCGTTGTTATCCCATCCAAGAAGAGAATTTTTTCGGGCCGTAACTGAATTTATTTCTTCTACATAGCTCTCTGGAACACGCAAGGACTTGTTGAAATTTGCATCAATCTTCTGATCAAGAATGGCATCCCCAGCTTTCCAGGCATTGGTATTGTCAACGATCTGAACATCAACATAATTTTTCGTGGCCGCATCCTGCGCCTGTGACGGGTCACGCAGGTTACGAATACGGTTGTTGAGTGCGTCGTAATAGTTCGCGAGCCACGATGGCTTCCTGAGAGATAGACCGGACCACCACCCATATGCCTGCTGCACCAGCATGGTCAACTTATCGAGAGCATCTTCGTGGATCTCAGGGAAAAAGCCACCCTGGTTCCTGATGCTGGCTTCCTGCGTAACCGGCGTGCTGCGCTCGATAGAGATTTTGTAGCCAGCTGGCAGCGCTGATGTCAGAACCACCTTCCCCCCGTTGTAACGGTTCACGCCGGTAACCGTGTAGTCGGTGCCGAGTGTTAGCGTCACGATACTTTCGGAGGTATCCAGCGTCTGCACCAGCAGGTGGCTTTTATCAAGAATGCGGAACGTAAAATCGTATTGGGTTGTGGCGCCGTTCCCGGTGTACTCGTTACGGCTTACCTGCGTTGAAACTGTCATAGTCTGCTCCAGTGGTCAGCGCTGGCGCGCGTGCATAGAAGCATTCTATTACCCATCAAACCATATATGAATAAAACAGATCGAAACGAGCAAAAACATTACCATTAAGGTAAATAAAAACCTTCTGGAAAACCCTGTTACCTTTTGATATATGTATATATATACAGTATTTATCGGAGTAATCCTAATGCCAGAGCGGTACCAGTATCCTGTCGACGAAGGTTTTGCGGATCGTATTCACACCCCGGAAGGGGTCAGATCCCTGGTTGTAAAATCACAGCTGATGGAGTTGCTCAGGGAAATGGAGCGAGATGGCCACGATGTCAGCGGTGCGGCGGCGGAACTGGTGGCACTGGTTAACTATGTGACAAGCTCGCAGCTGTCGATGCGGGAGCTGCAAACACACCTGGATTTCTGCGCAATGCAGTTGCGGCAGCAACTCAGATAGGGATTGATAGCCAGGAAGCACATTTAAAATAATTCTTGACGGATTGCATGAGTGGCTTAGTATTACCAATAAGGTAAAACAGGAGGCGACTATGAGAACTGATGATGTGTTGAAATTCTCGAGCCTTTTCAAAGTAAACGTGTGTCACGATACAGAAGAGAATGTATGGGTGGCATACTGTGAAGATCTTGGGCTCTCCACCGAAGCTGACTCTTACGAAGATCTGACCGAAAGAGTGTGGGAGATAGCTCCTGAGCTATATGAAATGAACGGATACAAAGGCAACCTCAAACGGCTGCATTTATCCTTCATTCAGGAACAGAACTTCACTGACAGAATGGCGCTTTAGTGTATGGGAACAGGACTATACCCCAAGCTCGTTGATATCCTTAAGTCTGCAAAATGTTATTTTGTAAGGCAAGGAAAAGGCAGTCATGAGATATGGTATAGTCCATTGTCATCAAGAAATTTTTCTGTTCCGTTTAGTGTGAAATCGAAACATACAGCAAATAACATATTGAAAGACGCTGGTTTAGATAAGTATTTTTAATAGCCCGCATAGCGGGCTTTTTGATGGATGAAATCTGAGCACAGCGCTACAATCATAAAGCCACGGTTCAGTGGTCTACACATGGTAAGTGAAAATGAAAAAAGCATTAGCAGTGCTGTTTGTTCTGTTGTCTCTGGGTTCAGCTACACAAGCTTTCGCTGGTAACTGCCAGCATCCTGATGACACCGCAGCTGATGGCTCACGCTGTGGCGGCCGTTCTGCTGACTCCCGCCCCGGCGGTCAGTGATAATTAAGGCCGCGAAAGCGGCCTGTTTGTTGGAGTGACATGTCACGTTGGTTTAGTTTTGTCTAGCCCAATAATATCAAGGTGAGAGCTTTCATAACTTTTACCGAATAGAGCAAAACATATCGTGTCGAGTTCTCTCTTATGCTTGGATGCCCTATCGAAATTACCACCCCAACAGCAGATGAACCCACCAAGTATGGCTGACTCAAAAAGTAGTGATGCCGCACCAATATGCCTGAACCAGAGGTCGATAAGTAAAGCAGCGAACGCTATTAAGGAGCCCCACCCGCCGATCCTTCGCCACCTCTCGGCTTCGTATTGAAGAGAAGCAATATATTCAATTTTATCTCTCGTCATTAGTTGCCCACCGCTTTCCCTAAATCTGGTGCTCTCCGTGGCGTTTCTTCGCCTGGTTCCCACCAGCTTGTTGTATTAAACTCACGCATCGCGCGGTCACGCACGCGGGCGTTATACCCAGGGTTTGCCATCTCCTGAAGTTGCTGCAGGATCAGGTGATTGGTTATTGCTTTTGTATACCACAGGTTAGCAAAAGGGGTAATCATCCTGGCAGTTTTTAATGCATCAGCCGTGAAGGTGGTATCTTCTCCGGCCATCGCCTTCTGCGAGTTCGTCAGCACCGTTTTCGAGAGTTGCTCTGCAAAACCAAGTACTGGGCCACCGAGAATGCCAGCAATACTGGAGCCATACTGCGTGTGATCCTGAAAAAGGAAGTCCCCGTAAATGCCGAACGACCCACCTTTGAGAAGGGCCTGCAGCCATGTCTGAGGTTTAGTCATATCTAATGGGTCATTTCCTGATAGCAGCGCATTCATCTGGTTAGCGAACATCCCTGCCAGAGTGGTACCGGCAATATAGGATGCCAGATATTTTACAGCCGGCAGCGTTTCCAGATCCTGCGCACGAGTAACCATTTGCCGCATACCAGCCATTGGCGTAGTTTTGAACAGCATGAAGCTTTTCAGGAGATCCCCGGAAGTATCGCGGGCGAAAGTATCCAGTCCGGTAGCCGTCGTTACGGCGCTGGTCATCTCTCCATGGGTTATCCCCAGGAGATGCTGTGCGGCCTCTGCACGTGCATTGCGCACCATCCGGCTTATGGTTTGCTCAACCTCTGCGTCAAAGGCCTGTTTCAGCGTTTTTCTCTTCGCGTCGGTCATCTCACCTATCGCGGCAAGAGCCTGATCGCTACCAGCGCGAACCTGCTCTATTTTATCAGCCAGGATGTTACGGATAGTGTCATCTGGAACGTCATAGATCGCATCTGGTGTCATCCCCTTATGCCCATCAGGTGTCAGCGGGAGCAACTCTGCAGCACTCATAATAGCCCAGTCCTCTGGCGTCCAACCTTTGTTTGCCAGCACCGTGCGATCGCTTCCGGTTAACGCATCAAGGGATTTATATTTTCGAGATAGCTCGCCGATGTTCTTAAACATCAACAGGCCAAACGCTGCTTTGTTGGCCCGGTCCATTGCGATAAGACCGGACCATTTTAGTGTTTTCTCTGCGAACCAGCCCGTAATACCACGGGAAAGGTCAAAGCCCCCCATCTTCGACACCACAGCAGCATGTGCATCAACCAGCAGGCCAAGCTCCGCATTTGCACGCTTAGCGTCGCCATTGAAGAGGTTCCGCAACGTGTTGGCAGACAGACGCATGCCGTTGCGGTCAAAGCCCAGAGCCTGAGCATTGGCGCGCATGATGGCCTGATCGCTGGCGGCGGTGAACACGCTGGTACCTAGCATTGCCGAAGTCATCAGGTTGCGCAGGCCACCGACAGCAGAGGAAAACACACTTGACGATGCAACGCCGTTCAGACCAGCCATAGAGTTAAACATCCTCTCTACCAGTTGACGCTGATCATTCATCGTCCCAATATCATGGCCGCCACCAGTGGTTGACGTCGCTCTCTGATAAATCTGGTCCATAAGAAGTTTGAAGTTACTGGCTGCATCAGGCCCAAACGCCTTAACAACGCCGAGGTCCCGCGATGAGGACTGCAGGTGCGACATCATCACTCCGACTACCGGCTGCTGGGTGTATCGCTCCATATACGCAAAATGCGACTGTGCATCCTTGAACGACATCACCCTGCTCTGTGATCCGCGGTTCTTTATGCCACCGCTTCCCATAAAGGCGCCGGGGTCAATCTTGTTGGCCCCTTCCGTCACTTTGGTTTCGTAGATGGCTTCCAGCGCCTGGCGGTACTCGATATCGTTCATCGGGCTGCCGTCAAGATTCACATACTGCGATCGGTCCTGAGTGTTCCATACGTCATCAACCCAGGCCTGCCGCGCGAAATCCTGCGGCGGCTGGCGGCCAGCAGCAATTGCAGCAGCGCGCTCATTCAGCGGAAGAGAGGAAAGCCACTCATCGCGGCCAGCGGCGCGGATAAGCTGCGCATCGTCAACGTACGGCAGATGCCAGTCATCACGCAGACCTATATCAAACCCTGAATCGTTCATCTCCTGCCGGGCCCGACTGGTGACATCCCCCCATACTTTCGCAATTTTCTTTGCTGCCGGGTTCCCGGTGTCTTCGCCGTAAATTTCCTTCAGGATCTGCAACTGGCCAGATCTGGACGCTTCACGGTCAAACGGCAAAAGGTTGCGCAGGCGCTGCTCACCTAACGCCTGACTCTGATAGAAGAATTTCTGAACATCATCGCCAGCTGCCGTAAGTTCGGCTGATAGCTGGCGCGTCCAGTCCTGGTATGCCCCCGTCGCCATCTCCTCTGCAGAGACCACGTTAATATCCGGCTGCTTGTCTCGCCCGCGGCGCCCGGAAAAAATAAACTGCTGTAGAGCGATCGGGGTTTGCTCATTCTCGGGTATGGCTTTATTCAGCGTGTCGCGAACTTTGGCGATAGCGATGGCATTCTGCGCCACTCGCTGACGTTTTTTGAATACCGCATGCACAGCCTGCGCAGCGGCAAGCTCTGCCGCCTGACGGTAAGTTTCCGCGTCAGGGATGCCGGTCTTCCCTTCCCTGGCGTTGCGGCGCGCGATGACGCGCACGGCGTCTTTAATACGGTCTTCGATATTTTTAATTTCGTCCGCTTTCGGCTGGCGCCCCAGCGTGTTGGCTACGGCATCAATACAGGCTTGTTTCATCACGGATTCCTCAGGAAGCAGGAAGCGGCCACAGAGTAGGCGCGGGATTCGTTTTTAACGGTCGCGATCTGGTTATCCAGATCGGCGAGCAGTTCTGAAAGCTTCACCGGCTGCCCGGTGTCAGGATGAGCGACGGTGATATCCGGCTCAACGCCGGCAAGGTCGCGCGCAGCCATCAGGTCGTAACTACCTGAGGAAATGGTTTCTCCCGTATCGGGATCCACGCTGACCTGTGAAGTGTCTCCTTTTCCGGCGAAAGCACTATTGTCGGTCATTCTCGCCGGCGATTCACTGCCAGCATCTACCGCGGTAACTGGTATCCCATTTTCACGATATACCTGCTCCATCGCTGCGCGTTGCTCTGATGCATCGACGAGCAGATCAGGACGCATAACACCATCAAGCCCACGCGCCTGCATGCCGACGTTCACCGGCTGCCCTGCCATCAACTGCCTTGCGGCCTCATCCATCGCCGCAACGTGACTGTTAATACTGGCTTCGCTGCCGTGCAGAACCGGCGCGGACTCAATATCATAATGCAGCCCTTCATTCAGGGTATGAGCTGCATCGATATCACTGGGTTTCGCTGATGATTCAGGGATCAGTCCGCGCATACTCTCCGGGATAATTCCCTGCTCCAGCCTGGAAAGATCAGAGCGCGCATCGTAGAACCGTCCGCCAGGAGTGCTATCTGCAAGGGCCTGCCTGCTGGGTTCAATCCTGCTCTGAATTTCCTGCACCCTCTGCTCGAGCGCTGCCAGTTCCCGATTGCGAATGCGACGGCTGCTGCTGTTTCCCACGCGTTGGTCACGCAGTGCCTGGCGCTGTTCTCCTATCCGTGCAATTTCATACTCTGCCCGGTGTATCTCGTCGGTGAGAACTTTACGGTCACCGCGAGATAAAACCTGCCCTGCCAGTTGCTGCAGTTCTGCCAGCCGTGAATCATACGTCGCACCTGGCGTACTGGTATTAGCACCAGGCACAACACCAGATTCCTGAGCCGGTGAAACAGATGGCTGTTCCTGAGGCTGAATTTCAGCCGTTGCCGCTGGTTCCTGCGCCGTCGTGCCGTCATCTACCGAAGGAGTAGAATCTGCCCGGGCATCAACGGAATTCCCGCGCGCTGCAAAGTGATGAGCGCCGCCAAACGCAGCCCCGAGTACGGAATCGATCAGGATGGCCTGACCGTCAAACACACGGTACTGCTTCGCCATATCTGCATAGCCGTTCTCTTCCAGAGTCTCACCGACAGCAAAGCGGTTCAGGCCACCGAATGCCGTGTTGATGCCTACACCGGAGAGAAGTCTTGTCGCCAGTCTTCCGCCTACTGCCGCTGGCAATCCCATACCTACCGCATTGAATCCGCTTTGTTCAGCTGCCACGGTGCGTGCGGTCTGTTCGTCAACACCCTTTGCCAAAGCATCCTGGTAGGCCTGCTCGTAGGTGCTGCCTGCCGCCGCCGCGGCGCCGACCACCGGTCCGCCAATAACTGAAGCACCGATCGCAGGTGCAAACTGGCCCAACCCGTGAATGACCTGGGCGGCTATGCCCTGACTTCCGGCCTCGGGCTTGATGTATTCCCTGGCGCTGCTCAGTTGCTTACCGAAATCGTCATATGACTCATTCAGCGCTTTGTCGGCATCCGGGAACATGACGCGGAACATGTTGATGGTAGGTGCGACATTGTCGGTAAATGCCGGGTCACTTATCAGTCGCTTGCTAAATCCTACGGCAGACTGAGCCAGGCCCAAAGCCCCCTCTCCGGCGCCGCGGAAAAATGCCGACGCGCCACCCTGAAATGCCGACGGTTCGAAGTCTTCAGGGAGTGAGGGCTTTTCCATAGCCTGATTGTCCAGCCATGCCTGGCCCTCCGGGACTAGAGAAAAAAGGTCTGACATTATTCAACCCTCACAGTTACCGGCTGGTTAGTCCGCGGATCTGTCGCCCAACGACCGCTACCGTTTACGAGGCGGTACTGGTTATTGCCGACATTGACCGCCTTAAAGTTTTCCAACGATGAAGGGTTTAATCCCGCCTGAGTCATAGCCTCTCGCCCTGCGGCCGTGTACCGGTCCCGGAAGGTGGTCTTATCCATACCGAAAGGCATGACTACGTCACTGCCGTTCAGTCCTTTGTACACGCCACCAGTAGCATATTGCGCGGCTTTCTCTGCAATATCACTGTCGGGAGAGACCGTATTAGTTTTAGATGCATCGCCAGACTGATAGGCAAGTGCCGCGTATGCTGACCGGAAATTACCCCACGCCACCTGCCGCGCCTGCGCGCTGTAGGCAAAGGCGTTACCGACTTCTTTGTCGAAGTAGGTTTTTAGTTTTTCATCAGAAGGAATGCTGACCGCGCTGATCCCCGCGTCCTTCATCGCCTTGGTGGGATTCAGCATTTGATCGCCAGCCAGCACCGTTTTAGCGACATCGTATTTATCCAGCGTAGGCTTGTAGGATACGAACTGGCTGTAAGGGATGATACCGCTGCGGTTGTCGTACTGGTTATCCTGCTGGCCCAGCAGCAGCGCTGCGTATGCGGTTCCTGGACTGCCTGGCGCGATCGATGATGCAACACTGCGCAATGCCTGCGGCGGCAAGGTTCTCCCTAATCCTTGCAACAGACTGATCGCCTGGTTTACATCCGTAGAATTGCGGACTGCATCAGTCAAAACCTGCGATTCCTGTTTGGACAGCAGTGGTGGAGTGATACCTATAGCCTTCAGCTGGTCCTGCGCCGCATAGCGATTTTTCACCTCTGACGCAATGGCATCAGGAGTGCTGTTGCTGATTGGCTTATAGGCTCCAATATCGACAGCAGACTGAAACGGGTCAGACTTTCGCTGGCTAATTATCCTCTGAGCAGCAGCCTGAACATGGTCGAATGCTGCTGCGCGCCCTGCCAGCCCTTCTCCATTACCAACTTGATTCTTTAGATCACTAACATATTGTTGAATGGATGCCGTCGGCATTGTGCGGAAAGATCCGATATACTGCCCGGCAACGCGCAGGTTTTCGAAATCGTTAAAACGCTGTGTCCCCTCCCGGTAACCGAAAGCGTTAATGAAGTCGCCCTGTGAAGGCGGATTATCGAACTGGATCCCCTTCAGATAAGCGGCGGTTGCATCCTGCACCTGATCAACAAGTTGGGCCTTGAACTGCGTACGAGCCTGGTTCCGCAGCTCCATAGACTGGCGTAAATATGCCGCCTGCTGCTGCGGGCTTGCGGCGTCGAAAGCTTGATTCCCTGAATATCGCTTAGGCGATTCCAGAGTAGTAAGACCAAGCGCGGCAGAAACGCCAGTGTTCAGTTGATCCTCGCTATATGGCTGTTTCCCGTTCTCGTGCTGGATGATGCCAGCGCAGAGCTGACGCAGGGTATTAATGTCGCTCATATTAAGCTGGTCATTTGGCGTGACATTCAGCTTTTTGCATAATGCGGCAATGTACGCTTCTGTGTTATTGCCGTCGCTGGCCGGCGCCCAACGATTAACGATCTCGCTAACTGTGTCGTAACCCTGCCGCTGGTACGAAAGCAGGTTTTTACCCAGCGCACGAATACCATGCTCAGGGGTCACGAATTTCGCAAAACGCCCATCACTACCCGCCTGGCCATCCCACGAATTGGAACCGGCTTCGATATTCCCCGGATTATTATTTCGCAGCCCTCTGGCGGCTGACGAATTACCATGCGCCGTAACACGTGGCGCGCCCTCATTGTCTCCAGGCTCACCATTCTGCTGCATGAACTGAATATACTGTTGCGATGCTGCAGTACTCAGCGCGCTATCTGCCGCCTGCTCTTTCAGCTTTTCTTTTTCCGCTACAACCTGTTCCTGGCTCCATCCATGAGCGGCGGCGTACTGATCGATCGCATCAAACCCCATTTTTACCGTATTAACAAACGCTGCATCATCGCCATAGAGCCCCTGAGACTGGGTTACCACGTTTTGCTTAATAGCGGAGAACTGCTGATCCTGAAATTGCTGGAACTGGCCAACCTCATACCGGCGGGCCTGGTTGTGAAATGACTGCATGGACTGCTGCAATTGAAAAGATAACTGCTGACGGGCTTCGCCATCCGGCACGGTACCCAGCAAGTCCTGAGCTTTCTGCTGCATGTTCTGCATGACGACATCGCTTTGCCCGAGCGCAGCTTTTCCCTGCTTCGTTATCAGACCATTGTCAGGATTGTTGAACTGGTCATCACCGAACTGATTAAACTGCAGCAGGGCATCCTGGCTAAGTGCTACATCAGCCTTGCGCTTTGCATCAGCCATCATATTGATCGACGTATCAGCAGCCTGCTGGATGCCCTGCACCAGCGGATTTTCCGGCACACGAAGATTACTCGTCATCACCGGCGCGGTTTGCGTCTGGCTCTGGCGTTGATATTGCGGAACGGTTGGCATAGTCAGCTCCTTTTACTTAGCGGAAAGCGGCTTCCAGGTACCGCCCAGCGTCTTGTATGCATTAAGACCGGTCAGCGTGGAGTTGAGCAGTGTTGAACCTGCGCCAAGCATTCCGGACTGCTTATCAATTTTCCCCTGAGCGCGGCTGGTATCAGCCTGGAACTGCAGCCCGGCGGCCTGTCGCTGGCCGTTGTTGATGGTGGTCAGCGCGTCGAGCGTACCCTGCTGCATGGTTTCAGTTGTCAGGTCCAATGCGTTACCGCTCGTCAGGTCGGCGCCGTTAGCCGCCAGAGCGGTGGTCTGTTGACCGGCAACCCGCCGGGCCTGCTGCCGCTGCTGGTATGCCTGGTCATTAGCTGTGTTGATAGTGTCGCGGGCGGCCTGCTCCTGAGCGTCGGCGTTTGCGTTCGCCAGCGCGGCGTTAGCGCGGCCTGTCTGGATCTGGCTGTAAGCGCTGAGACCGCCAGAGACGGCGGAAACTGCCAGCGCTGCGGTACCGACATCACACATGGTCGATCTCCTTCGTAAAGTGGTGAAATGGCATGCCCTTTAATCCGTATGGTTCAGGGTCAGCAAGAGTGAACCCCATCCAGTGAAGCCAGGATTTTGCTGCGTGGTTACGCGCATCTAAGTAATTTTCAAGCACGCGATATCCGCGTGACATGTCACGAAGAACCGGGCGGCAATGGCGGAGGAATGTCAGCGGCTGATGCTCAATGTGGTCGGTGCTAACCAGCCACGGAATACCTCGTCCGGTGATGATCGATGCAGGAGATATACCGAAGATGGTTACCACCTGGCCGTTAATCATCCCTGCAGCGGCTACCGAAGCGCTTTTCATAGCGCGAGTTATGACCTCCGCCGGAGTCATCCCAGCGGCAGCCATAAACTCATCGTGGTCTGCCTGGCGGACATGCGGGAGAATGGCGCTGATATGCTCGTCAGTAACGCTGACTATCTCAACTTTTCGCATATCAGCCTCCTACCGTTACGCGCGGTATAATGGCCAGAATGCCAAGCGGCAGCGGATCGGAATGGCTAATTACAACCCGCCCGTTACGCTCCCAGTTTGCATCGAGGTTCATATCGATGATGCCCGTCTTTAGCCCTACCGGGTCGTCGTAGAATTCCCACTCACGCTGGGTATACTCCAGTAAGTGAGCATCATCTGTTCCTGCCCAAACCGAGCGCCCGCTGTTGAGCATTACGCAAAGCTGATTGATAAGTTTGGTCTTATCCAGCAGCGTAGACTGCCCTGCAACGTTCACGTCCAGCGTTTCGATAACCGCAGCTACCGGCAAACCGATATGCACCACTGACGAGTGGTTTTCGATCGTCACCTCACCGCCAGAAACTATCTGCTGAGGCTCAACATTCCCGTCGGCCAGAATGCTGACCGTCTGCCCCTCGAGGTGAGACAGTCCCGCAAATGTCCGACGTGCTATCGACCATGTTGATTGCGCAGTGTTGCGCAGCGCTGTCGGCACATCACGGTTTGCTAATACGGTAGCCACTGTTGATGAGATAACACCAGCAATGCTTAAACGCATCGACTTGCTGACACCGCCTTCGGTGTAGGGAATATGGATCTCGTAATCAGTGCTCGATGAGTCGAAGATTGCAGAGCTACACGTTAGCGTAAATTCATCCTGGTAGGTCCAGCCCCCGGCGGAACTGATCGTCATTGTGCGTGAATAGTCGGTGTTTCCTCCGCTGTAAGACAGGCCAGAATCCACGAAAAATGCATCCTGCTGTTCTGTAAACTTCCTGGTGTTCAGTCGCTCAACATAACGAACTGTCGATCCATTCACCGTACGGCGAATAAGCGCATAGACCGCATCTTCCTGCCCTTCGCTAATACTGCAGATCGATTCGACATAGCCATTAGTCATCGGGTGCGGATGCCAGGCATATACCTGCTGCTCACGGAGATAAGTCAGCCCAAGAAGCATGCCATCACTCCTCGCACACCATGCAACGCTGAACGGTTGTACAGACAAGGCCCAATCCCTGATGCTGTAACCGTTAAACAGATGACTGGCAAGGAGGGTCAGATCACTGGATTGATAGCTGTCCTGGTCGAATGAGTAAAACAGGTCACGGATGATGGAGCCCTTCTGCTGAACGTACAGTGCAACGCTACCAACGTTGATTGGTGCCAGATCGCTGCTACCGTTGAACGACTGACCGGACATCGCAAAGCCACCGGTTCCCGTCAGGTTGCCGTTGCTGTCGCCTGTCACCTTGAACTCTCCGCCGCTGGTCAGCACGATAAGCTGACCGACATCGAGAAGATGCAGGATTTTGTTCAGCTGGCGACCGGCGTAGTTATAGGTTATCGCATCGTCGTCAACCTTCGGGTTGCTGCGATAGAAGTTGTGATAATCACCGGTACGGCTACACCATATAGTTTGAGGAAATGCCCGGCTGCCGCCGAAAATCAGCCTCTGCTGGTAATAGGTAACTGTACCCGGGTAGCCGTCTGTATCGTTCCAGGCATAATGCGCCCATTTGTAAGTGGCGAAGGTGCTACCTACCACTTGCGCTGGCAGCTCGATCTCACCATCCTGACGTGGCACAACGTCGGCCGTTGCAGTTAGTCCATCTCCGGCGACGGCGGTAATACGGCACACGCCAAAACCACTATGCAGATAGCGCCACAGCACACCGTTACGGCCACCAAGACCCCAGCCATCCCAGGAATCTCCCGTTGTATGGGTCGGAGCAACAGTGCCGGTGGTGCCATTAGAACCGCCGTCAACACAGCGATAAAAGTTCTCCTGATATCGGCACTCGTCACCGATCCCGATGTCTTTATCGGTTTCCCACCGACCAACACTATCTACCGCTTTCTGTTCCATGTAGAACAGTTTTCCCACGTGCTGGCTTTTGAAAATCGGGCTGCTGGCAGTCAACGTTACGGATCCAGTTCGGCCTGAGGCGTACACAGTTACCGAGTCGTCTGTGTTCAGGTCCTGGAATGGCCCGCTGGTTGTTGTCACTGCGGCGGTGCGCCAGTCATCCTCTCCGTAACGGCGGATCTCAAGCGGAGGATAATCGTTGTGGCACACTGTCATCACATCGGCAGACTGCGTAAATTTCAGCTCAGAGATGACGCTCACCGGCCATGGGGTAGACACTTCAACAGGGCTGCCGCCGTCCGTAACCAGCGCGCCGTTAGACCAGACACGGAAATAGTGATCACCGAGCTCGAGCGCATAGGTTTGCGATACGCTGAACTGGAACGGTATTAGCCGGCAATAACGGTCTGCATATTTCGCGCTCCCCAGGAACCGGAAACCGGGACGATTTTCAATGCCACCTGACTGCCGGACGATAAAGTTGCGGCAGCGGCGCAACGACGTCTGGTATTTTTCAAGATCGATTCGACCATACAGTGAAGGAGATATCTCGCCGCCTGCAAGCGACGGCTGCACCAGTGAATAGGCCATCAGCAGATCCTCGCACTGGCAAGGTCAGACATCGCCTGCTGCGGTTCATGTGCCTCATCCAGAGAGCGTTGCATGGCCGCCGTAAGCACCTGCTGATAATTGGCCATTGCCTGCTGGCCGAGACTGGCATTTGCCGCGATCGGCATGGCTATTTCTGCCGCCATACGCCACGAAAGCGCATCAGCGAACAGGGCATCAAACATCGTCGGGTCAGTAATGCTTTTCACGTATAGCAGTACCGCCTGAGACTCATTGGTATGAATGACGCGGCCAGTGCCATCTTCATTGCTGCCAACTTCAAAAACAGGCTTATCCTGCAGAACGATATGAGACCCAGTGAACCACTTCGGTAATATGGCAGCTATGCGCGCGCAGTCGGTCGGGTACTGATACCGGAACAACCATCCCGGCGCGGGGTCGCCAAGGTCAGCCAGGACAACGCGCGACATGGCAAAGTTCCAGTCGTTGTCTGCCAGAACTGCGTCGCGCATGGACTCGTAAAACAGGTTGCAGGTATATGCCTCTTTGGTCTTTTCGGTGAGGCTATTAATCGTCCGGCTGTTGCCTATACGTGCCAGCGCGATATTGCAGATATTGATCACTGATGCCATATCATCCACCAACTAAAAAGGGGCTTTCGCCCCTTTGGTTATGAGGGCTTACACCCCGAGTTCTTTCCGCCTTTCGGCGATCTTCGCCTTCAGAGTTTCCGCTTTGGTATTGAAATGCGGCGCTTCGCCGAACATTTCTTCATACTGTTTGCGCAAATCATCAAGCTCGGTTAACTCTTCTGCACTGACCGGAATAATCTTTTCGCTCAGGCTGGCATCAACGGAAACCAGATTACTTCCCGGCTCACCGTCGTAGGTAACGATGTCACCCGGCTCATGCAGGCGGCCATTGATGAATGACCGCTTAGCGACTTTGTACTCAGGCATTGGTTTGCACGCCTCCGGTGATACCCGCAGTGACTTTGCCAGTGGTCGGCGCAGTACCAGTCACCGTATAGTTCAGACGGATGTAGCGTTCCATCTTCATCGGCAACGTGATAACCGGAGACTTATAGCCCAGCACCAGAGACGCCAGAGGGATCGTCATGGACAGCACGTCCGCAGCGGAACTGAATGCAGAGTTGTCATCGGTTTGCACCGTCACAGTCAGGCTGGTCAGGTTGTTGAAACCTTCAACCACCTGGATAAGCAGCGGGATATCGCCATATTTACCGACATCTTTATTGCTGCCGGTATCAATGACGTTGGTCGAAGCAGCCGTGGCCGTAATGGCCTGAGCTGCGGAAAAAAGCGCTTGCTGGTCGAGCAGCATGATCCCCCCTTACGCCGTTACGGCTGATTCAGTATTCAGGATGGCGTCAGCGCGACGGATCGGAATACCCAGGAAAGAAACGATTTTCTTACCGGCATATTCGTCGATCGTCAGGTTAACGTTTTTCGCATTCATAGCCTGCTTGTGCAGCCAGGCATGGATGGTCTTGTTGCAGTAGATGACCTCTTTGCCATCGCCCAGCATTGCTACATCACGCGCGTAGTACGCATCGACCATCATGCTGATGAGGTCGGCGCCGGTTGCAGCATCTTTGGTCAACGTGGTGACATCGATGTTGCAGATGCGCGAGATCGAACGCCAGTCACGGACTGACAGGCCGAGATGCCATTTGAACTCATCACGGTAAGCCAGGAACTGACCGCCGTTCGCATCGCTGACCAGGTCATTACCCAGATCCTGATGCTGGAACCCGGCGACCATACCTTCCGGATAGATCATGTGCGCAGTGTTCTCACCCCAGGACATGAACCAGATGGAGGTATTGGTAGAACCACTACCACCGGCGCTGAATACGTTCTCCGCGCTGGCCGCTTTGGAAGTGCTCAGAGTGTTGAAGCGCGGAGCCAGGCCCATGAACGCTTCCGGCTCAGCATCGGTATTGCCGTAGAAGGTGTAGCGGGAAACCTTGTTGTTAAAGCCCTGCAGCTTGCCCATGTTCTCGGACACGCGGAACGAGTCCGCATTACCGGAGCGATCGGCCAGGTCTTTGTCTACAAAGCCAAGGTCGTACAGCATACCGGTAGTGTCAGTCACCGGAACGGTCTGGGTTTTGGTAGGCTGCACGCCCTGGTTGTAACGGCGCCACACCGGCTCGGGAATACCGGCACGAATGGTGGTTTTGTGCTTGGAACCGTCATTACACGGCACGTAAATCGCATCGGTAATGACATCGTTGCTTTTCGCCAGTTGCTCGACGATTTTAGCGATCCGCCCGTTCTTGTCGGTACGGCTGTACACGTCAAGAAGAGAAGGCAGCGTCTGACCAATTAAAGCCATGATTACACCTCACTATTTTTTGCTTGGATAAAACGCTTCGACCAGATCGTTTTTCGGCGATCCGTTACCCTGGCCAGTGACGAAACTGTCTTCACTCATCAACTTGCCTACCTTTGCGAACGCCCGAACCATTTCCGGGTGGTTACCCAGGCCGGTCGAGTCAAGGAATTCGCGGAACTCTTTCGATGCGAAGGTATCCAGCGCCTTCTGCGCGTGTCCGACGGATACCGTTAATTTGTCGCCACCGATTTCTTTGTCAGCCTTCGTGTCTGCTGCCCACTGTTCAACCTGCTGCCCCCACGACTCAGCCTGGCGGTTCTGGATTTGCTCCTGCAGTTGTGGCCACAGTCCAGCCAACTTCTGCGCCTGGTCATTAGAAAGACCAAGCTCGCGCGCCACGGGCTCAAACAACTCAACAGCTTTTGAGTCCAGCTCAGTGCCTTCAGGTGCCGTTAGTTCATATTTTTCTGGAACCGATGGTTCAGCAGAAGGAGCTGGCTTATCGCCAGTCGGATCAGGTTTATCACCATCAGTTGGCGAAGGTTCTGGATCTGCTGCTGGTTGTTGCGCTGCTTCAGATTGCTCAGCCGCAGGAGCCGGGGATGGTTCGGATGCTGCTGGAGCTGCTCCACCATCTGCAGGCTGCTCATTGCACAAACGCCGATACATCAGACGCTCAAATAAATTCATCGCTATTCCTCGCTGGCCTCTTTGGCCATTGCCAGATACTGATCGGGACACGCTTCCATCACGTCGGAAAAGACTTTCAGTCCCGTGTTACGTTTTCCTTCGGCGAAGGCTGCCGAGAGCGCCTCACCGGTATAAGTCGTACGCCACACTCCAGCCTGCTCAATCAGGCGCCAGATGAAACGGCGGCCGTGTTCTGTCTCGCAGATGAGGCGCAGGTCATTAAGTTCGTTCTCGCGCCGTAACTGCTGCCTTTTGAGCTCATCTGCTGCCAGTTCTTCACGCTCTTCTTCGCTCAGGTAATCAGTCATTGCGTCACCGCCGGCTGCTGAGCAGCATCAGAGAGGGTTTTTAACAGGCTAGGGTCAGCGGTGTTGGTATCGCTCAGGGTCTTAGCGGTTGCGCCAGCTTGCTGGGCCATAGCCATCATCTGCTGCTGTTGCTCCATTTGAGCACGCTGCTCGCGCGTAGCTTGCACCTCATCATCAGAGTTAACGATCGTGGCCGGGACGCCGAGCATATTTCCGTACTCGTCAATCGTCTGGTCGATATTGAGTTTGTCGAGCGCAGCAGGATTGGCTTTTGCAAGATTCCCAACAAAGCCAACAAAGCGCTCAACGCTGCTGATCCCTATGGATTTTTGGGCCTGTGCCAAAATGGAGACATATTCAACTTTCAGAGGAGTGCCCTGCAGTTCTTCCGGTGGCTCAGGAAAGAGGTTGCGGCGCGCCATGATGTTGAATGTGCGATCAACGAAAGGATCAAGGAATTCATCATTAAGTCGCTCAAGGACTGGGCCAAGCTGCAGGAGTTTCTCATCCTGCATTGCAGCCACAGCTTCCACTGGCATGCTCCTGGTGTTGATGGTGCTGAACAGGTTAAACAGGTCAGAGAAGAAGCAGGCTTCAATCATTTGGCGGTCATCAGCAATGCTGCCGAGCATGTCATTAAGCTGAGGGCTGACGGCGTAAGCCGGACGCACTAGCTTGGTAGCATCAACCTCATCAACATAAGTAACGCCGCCAGGGGCAAGGTTGATCAGCTTATTTTTAAGACCTGCCGGGGCAACCATTGGCGGGTTAACAAGCTTATCGATCGCGTTAGCTTTGCGAATTTGCTCCAGCTGCAGCGCCTTACCAGTACCGAGCGCCATCATTCCCGGGCAGTTGCTCCCGTAAACGTCCTCCCCGTTAATCTCCCAGCGCGGTGAAAGGATCGGCGGCTCATCAAAACCAGCCTCCCGAAGAAGCTTGTCACCGTCTCCGGACAACTCGAAATACACCGATTTGAATGCCTTGTTACGGGAATTCAGCTTGCCGTTCACACGATCGATATTTGGTTCTGTCAGATGGACCACATCGAACCATGCTTCATAGTTCGCGTTATCCCAGGCGCCGCGCACGGCGTTACTGACGTTGTCCAGGCCAAACTGCATAACAATCTGGCGGGCAGTCATGGAGAAAACGCGATACGTGGTATCGACTGACAAACGATGCGAGTTTGACAGGTAGTAACTTCCGATCGGCAGAGGATGAGTACGAATCACATCTTCGTCGTCTTCGAGAACCGCCATAGCCGCAGTACCAAAAACACCCAGGTGCCGGTAGATAATCGGCAGGGACTGGTAGACGTTAGAGCGGTTCATGACGTCGTTCATCCTGGTCATAACCACATCAAGCCAGCGTTTTACCGGTCCATATTGCATCATCTCCGGATCCGGCGTTGCCAGCTTAAACCATGGGCGGGTTGGGCTGGTGATACCTGACAGCATGCCTGATTGCAAAGTGCGGGCAGCTTTGGATGCGGTAGGGTCAACGATGCGGGTATTACGCTTGCTGCCGTTGTTTCTCTCCGTCGTAAGAAAGCGCGTGCTGCGCGGATCGATAAATTCCGCCAATTCGCGCCAGTGCTCCTCAAAGCTGGTGCGCTCATTTTTGAGCTGCCCCAGGTGTTTGAGGTAATGCTGTTTCGGAGAGAGTTCGGCCATGGATTACGCCCCGAGCAGGGTCTTACCCTGAGTGCCGCCAGAAGGCTGCGTTACACCCTGGCTCGACGTCAGGATTGTTGATTTCTGCCCGCCAGCTGCGGCACGGCGACGACGATCGCTATCAGCGGCGTTCTGTACAGCAGAATCGGAAACCTGCGGCGCCGCCTGAACCTGCGGAGAACTCACTTTCGGCTTGCTGATGCACATTTTGCTGCGCTCCATACGCGTTTAAATTATTACCAATTTAACCACATATGATTTATTTGTCGTAGTGTATTGACCTTTTGACGATAAATTATTACCTTTTTGGTAAACACAACATGAAAGCGCACCCCATTCCCTTCCATTGGTGGCTTTGTCGTTACTCAGATGGCGGAGTGCGCTTCCAGGTGTGAAAGCATCCGGCGTATGGCACATGCGTCGATAGCGGTCCGGGGGCTCCTTGGTACATGGCCCAGCGGGTAGCCGGAATGTGCAAGCCATGCCCTGCATGCACGACAGCGACTCACCATCGTGGCGGTACGGTGTGACACCTCGGAAGAGACGAGGGCACAACAGGTAAGAGCATTGGGCATTTGAGGGCTGTTCCACCCTATCTGATGTCGAGCCAAACCAGTGCTCTTTCCGTTGTGGTGAAGCTCAATGGCGAGCTAGGGAATAGTTTTGCGGTGAATATTCTAGATAACTAACCGCAAAATGCGCGTAACCCAATCGGCAGCGCACCGATGGAAGCCGGTTCGATTCCGGCCACCACACCAGAATCACGCCTCATGACCGTGAGGCCCGTAGTTCCAGTGCAAGTTTGGCGGTGGCAGTTATTCCCTTTCTGACCACCGCCCTTTTTACAGCATGACGCCATTGCGATGACTTCATGCTGTAAACCCTGTGACACCCAGCCAAGGAAGGCACTTTCCATCATCCCTGTTTCGCCCGGTTCGTCCGGGCATTTTTTTTGCCTGGTGACTGAGCGCTACCATATCGGTATACTCCCATAAAAAACATATGGGCTTATCATGTTAGAATCTCTTAAAGAATATTTTTCTTCTACCATCAATACAGCAGCCAACAGAATCAGAAACCCTGTTTTTGGTGCATTTGCACTTTCGTGGTGTGCATTTAACTGGAAATCTATACTTTATCTTTTTCTCAGTGATTACGGTGTTTATGACAAGATAAATTACATTTCTGAAAACAGCAGTTGGCTGACAGTCATTCTCTATCCAATCGGATCTGCTATTTTTCTGTGCGGATTGTTGCCTTGGGTTAACAACTACGTATCAGCATGGCAGGATAAGCCGCTTGATAATAGCGACTCTATTGAAAACCACCGCAAGGCTAAACGTATTCTCCGCGCTACACGCTTACAGCGACTTAAAGCTAAGCATGATGTAACCTATGACAGAGTTAGAACTGGTGCCGAGAAAGACATCCAGACCATGAAGGAAGACATTACTAAATCACAGGAAAGGATGGGTGAATTAACAAAAGAAATCGACACCCTTAAATTTGATAATAATGACTTAACAAAACTAAACTCAGGGCTTGGCGATAAGGTCAGATATTTGGAAGCGACAATCAATAATACAAACATTGAAAACGAGAAATTAAAAAAACAATTAGATGAGATTAAGGGATATTTTAATATTGAAACTAAAACCTTAGTTGACAGGACCATACCAATTACTAATACCAACTCTAACGGAATGGCTGATTTTTTTAGAAATGAAGCGAATAATCACTCCCATGGGTCATAGTCGCTGATCACGTTGGGCTGCTTTCCGCCGGCAGCAGGGAAATCTGAACGCTTCGTCACCGGGTATGCGAACGTCAGAAGCAGCGCATCGCCCTTGCCCGGAGACCGGCCCAGACGCTCTTTGATATCCTCTTTCGGCTCCATGACGATCTTGCCGTCCACCCTCACCTTGTACTCTGCAGCTGACAGGTCATCCGCCGTCTCCTGGTCGTCAAGCGCGCCGCCGAGCTTGAGCCACGTCTTACAGGCGTTGAACATCTCGCCGCGCTTATTCAGCATCTGCGGGTCTGCCGATGCGCCTCCGAACGGCACAAGCTGCCAGGTGCGGCCCCAGCCGTCACCGATGGACTTCAGTCCGGTACCGTAGCCGAAATCGATAAACACCGCGTCAGCCTGGTACTGGTCCTCAAAGTCGGCGATACGCTTCGCCATAATCAGATCGTCGGTGGTCTTGTTGCCGGTCCACAGCACTTTGCTGTGCAGCCCCTGGCGGAGATAAATCACTGCATCATCCACGCCGGAATATGCCGGGTCGACGCCGATTATCCGCGGGGCGTGCGCCACCTGCGCAGCGGTAACCACGCGCTTCATCGCTTCATCGGTAAGCCCGGTAGGGATAAACTGCAGTTCTGAGGCATCCGGGAAGATCCCGCGCACACGGACCTTCACAAAGTCGCTGTCCTCGCCGTAGTCGTCCACCCATTTCTGCAGCTGCTGCTTGTTGGTGCCTTCGACGGTGCGGCTGTCGATTTGCGCGCACTTCCAGCGGTGCTTGTATTTGCGGAAGCATTCCCGAAATCGCCCGGTGTTGCGCGTCGGGTTACCGAACGCCACCCAGATGATTTCGGTGTCTTCGTCCGTCAGCGCGCCCTCGGCAACCTCCCAGACCAGATCAGCGATGTTGGAGGCTTCGTCGAATACCACAACGATGCGCTTACGCTCGTTGTGCAGGCCTGCAAACGCCTCTGTGTTGTGCTCAGACCAGGGAATAGCATCGGCACGCCAGCGTTTGTCGTGACCAGGATCGTTGCTATACATCGCGGTGGCGGTGCAGGTGAACCACTCTTTCGTGATAGCCAGGTTCGACCATTTGATGATTTCCGGCCAGGTCTTCGTGCGCAGCTGGTTGTCGGTGTTAGCGGTCACCACCACCTTGCAATCTTCACAGGTGGACATGGCCCAGTTAATCAGCATTGAGATGAACGCAGATTTGCCGATGCCGTGGCCGGATGCGCGGGAAATCATTAGCGGCTGGTGACGTGTCGCGGGATTCTGCAGGTGCTCGCCTATCTCGCGGAATGCGTCAGCCTGCCACTGTCGCGGCCCAGAGGCGTGCGCCAGCTCTGTGCCATCCTCGCCCCACGGGAACGCATACAGCGCATAGCCAAGCGGGTCATGGGTGAAGCTGGCGATATCGTCGATCAGCTGTTCTTCCGGGGATAAAGCGGCGTCTGTCACTGGTCACCACCCTGGCGCTCTTTCAGGCGTCGCCGGGCGGCAGCCATGCGGTCGGCAATGGTAACGTTCACGTTAACTTCCATGCGCTCTTTGAACGCGTTAACGTCGACGTGCTTACCGATGAGCTCGAGGTTTTTCACCTTGTCGGGCCATTTGATTTTTTGCAGCGTGGACTCGATATCTTCCTCGTCATCCTTCATCGCCATCCTGATGCGGTTTATATCCACTGCACTGATCGACGTTCGCCAGACTTTAGGCCACTGGCTAATCGGCTTCAGTCCGCCTTCATCGTCGAGGATGTCGATCACATCCATCTGGTCGATTTCCACCAGGCGCAGCAGGACATAATCAGCGCTGACGCGCAGGCGCTTGTTGCGCTCCTCCATGAGCTCAGCAATTCGTTTCTGGATACGCTCATCACGCATCATTGTGCTGGCTTTGACGTGGGCAGACTTTGGGGAGAACCCGGCATTGATGGCCGCCTGAGTCTGATTTTCAGGGCATTTCACATACTCCTGGGCGTAGGCTTCCTGCATCACCGTCAACGGTTTGTACTGAGTTGATTTGCGCTTCGGATCCTTTGGCATGGTAAACACCCCGAAAATAATTACCTTTTAGGTAATAATACCATGCCACCAGCGATGTTACATGATCGGAATATCATCATCACTCACCCACCCGGCCCGGTTTATCAGGTAGGTAACGACTCCCCGCACTTCAACATCGTCCAGGGCGTCCCCTTCCAGCGCCTCACCATCATCAGTGATCAGCGCCTGCCCGCGGACAACAGCGAATTCAGTTTTTCCGGCATATGCGATAAGGACATGATCACCCTGCTTTGGCCGGCGGCAGACATCGACGATGGCATAACCGGCGGCAGTCTCCAGGGCGCGACAGTTGGCGTCATACTGACAAAGGCGGGAAACGGTTAGCGTTTGCTCAACGTAGTCTGCGGCAGGTGATGGAAACCCCATGATGACCTCACATAAAAAATACTGTATATTTAAACAGTATAATCATGCGAGGACTTAGTCAATATGACGTGACATGTCACGTTAATAATGCATTCTAATTAATCGCCAGAATGCTTTACCCCGTGGTGCCATTTTGTTTCTCAGGCGGTAATAAGCTTGATGCAGAATGACAACCTGATATGGGTCTCGCTTCGTGGCCACTACTCGCGCTGTTTTTGAGTGAATACTTTGGACTTGTTTTTTAATCCTGCATTGCAGGCTGTGAAGATCTGTTACGGACATATAACCTCCAGTTTTGTTTCGTGCCAGCCGTACATCACCCAGCATGCGGCTTCTCCTGAGTGCGGGCATGATGCCACCGGCAGTTGATCGCCGCACTTGCCGCAGCGCCGTTTGCTAATGGCGTTAATCCGGCCGCGCACCCGGGCATCATCCTGGCGGATCAGCAGCGCGATGTACTCGGCCATTTCGTAGGGATCACGACCAGGGCGCCGGGCGGCGCAGTTCCGCGCCAGCATCTCCATTTCCTGCTCGTCGAGCACCAGCTCAATCTTGCGTTCACCGGCGGCGGACTGCCGCGCGCGCTGCGCGGCTTTGCGTTCTGCGGGGGATTTAGGCATCAGTCGTCATCCTCATCCCAATCGTCATCTTCCTCATCCTCGTCGTCATCGCAGGATGAGAGCAATGGATTCATTCGCCGCCCTACCTGGCTGGCGTAGCCGCGGCGACCGAGGTTGTGCAGCACGCCGTAGATTTCGAACATTTCGGTTCGCTCATCCCCAATATCAAGTTCACAGGCCAGCGTGTGGCATTCAGTGGCGAGTGCCGATATCTTCTCAAGCAGTTCGACCTTATTCACGATTCACCTCCAGACGCCAGACGGCCTGACCAATGCGGCTATGGTATTCGTCCTTCGATACCAGCCCCTCTTTCGCCAGTTCGATAAGTTCTTTGCGCAGGTCGGCACTCCTCCACTCTACCCCGGGGAACTTGCGCTCCATCGCGCAGCGGATATTCCAGGTAGCCATGCGATAGGGATAATGGCCGTGCGCCCATTTCTCCTGCTGTGCTGCTCCCTCGATCAACACCTGCATGATTTTGCTTTTGACGTCACTCACCTTTCACCTCCTGCGGGGCGGCTGCAAGCATATGGGACCAAATTAACCTGCGCGTCTGGCGCATTGCACAATCAGGATCATCCCAAGCGTGGTGCTGGCATCCTGAATTATGCAGCATCATTGCTTCTGTCGGCTCCTTCGGCACCATCACGTAACCATCCGGAATTACCTGAGAGTTGCCAGCCAGTCCGCGCAAAACGGTCTTAACAGCCTCAATACGGTCATCATCGCAACTTTCCAGTGTATCGATGCGGTCGAGCATGTTGATGGCGTTATCGATATCAGGGATGCCAGTCCATGCTTGTTTGGTACCCTCATTGGTGAGGGTGCCAGCCTGGAGCATGGCGGCGCGGCAGGCTAACCACGTATCCCATCGCCCCTGTGTTTCATCGTCTGCGTAGCCAATGCCGTATTTGTGCAGATTGAAACCATCGTCTGATTCACGTTCTGCCGCCTCAAAAGAAAGCCGTAATTCGTCGATATCCGGCACTACCTGCGCTGGCTGCGCAATAAGCGCTTTGAAATCCTCAATTCGCGCCTGCAACTCCTCGCAATGGTCCGTTATCCCACGGCATTGAGTTTTCCAGTAGGCTTCCATCCCCTGCGCCTTCTCCAGCTTTTCGCTGTTAGCCTCAGCTGTTTTTCTCCACGTTGCGCAAATACGTTTCTCTGATTCCAGTTCCTCTACCAGCTCCTTTAGGTCTCTGGTTTTAATATTCATCTGAGGATTGAAATCGCTTACCGCACGATGGACCTCAAGTTTTAACCTCTGCGCCAGTTCGGTGATATCAGTCATGCGGCACGCTCCTGCTTTGGCATCAGCGCATCGCGGACGCTCTGGCGGTAGTAGTGGTGAAAGGCGAACGTCAGACCGAGCTTTGTTGGCCTCTCCTGTTTACCCAGCAGCTTGAGGCGAGTGCAAATGGTTGTCGCCGTCCAGCCAGAGTGATAACCGGCGGCACGCTTCATAACGGTTTCAGCCAGGATGGTTCGAAAGTCATCGCGCCCGAAATTGGTGTTTCCGAATGCGGCGTTGATCACTTCGTCGGTGAGGTGTGCGTCGATAGCGTTGCTCATTTGGCCCCCTCGCGCAGTCTTGCGGCAGTCCCGTAGCAAATTTCAGCCGCATCCTGCATCATCAGGCGTTCAACCACTGGCATGTGCTGTGCTTCCAGTTTCAGATAATCACCGGCAGCTTTAGCCCCATCAGCCTTAATCCCGGCTACGATGCGATCGGTGGCGGGGGTTTGTTCTTCTGAAATCTCGGCAACGACATCTTCGTGATACGTCGTAATATCGTCCTGGTGAATGTCTACGTAATACCCTTCAACCGTGGGCTCATGACCTCGTAGATAGCCTGAGTTGAAAATTCGTACCTGTTCAGCCTTCAGCGCCACATTCTCCGCAGCCAGCTGCTGGTACGCTTTCGCCAGCGACTGAATGAGCTCGTTTACTGTTGAGATGTTCATGCCGCCACCCACTCGATCGCCAGATAAGCCACATACAGGACGGCGATGATTGCCACCCACCCAATGATGTTTGCCACCATCACGAACAGCAGCAGTGAACGCCGGCTGTAATTCACGAAATCAAAATCCATACTTACCCCCGCTTACCCGTTTAACTTATTGATTCAATTGATATCAATGAAGATCGTTGTTTTAGAACTCTTCGACCTTCCACCCGCCGCCGGCTTTTGCCGGGAGCTTCGTTACTCCGATGATCCGGAATGGGTACTGATCGGCTGCGACTTTGGTTTTCACCCTGGCATCGTCAGTCCAGCAACCCCCCTTCACTTCGTGCATTTCCAGTTGGCCGTTTGCCAGCATCACGGCGAAGTCAGGCGTGTAGAACGTGTTGTCAGCCAGACGCAGCTTGATGCCTTCGAACCGGTACCAGGCGATTTCCCCGTAGCGCTTACGCAGTTCAAGCTGTTGCGCGTAGGCGGTTTCGGTTTTGTTCATCTGGCCCGCTTTAAGCCGGCCAAGTGCCTGTAGTGTCTTTCGCATGATTTTTACCTTATTGGTAATTTATAACCATAAACGGATCAATATCAATAGTCTTGCGCATATTTTATTACCCTTTTGGTAAACATTAAGGCGTAAAAAAACGCGCTTCCGCGCTGCGCTGGCTGTCAGGGTGCCGGGCCTCCCCTGAATCCCGGCGGGATCTCGGTATCCGGACGGGATATGGTGTTCACATCTCGCTGCCCAGAGCCGCCTTTCAGTTCGAACAGCCCTTTCCAACCCTTCGCCATGCTCTGCTTCACGATCTGCATCTGCCGTGTGTGGTTTCCGCCAGACAGGTTAATCAGTTCGGTGATTGCTGCCCCCTCGCTCCGTTCAGTTGGCGCGTAGGCTTTAAACCGCATTTCTGACCTGTAGGCCTTCCACTCATCCCAGGCTTCGGCATTGAGTTGTTCAGGATACGGATAATATTTTTTTTGCTCCCTCCCCCTTGGGGGGTTAGGGGGGATCTTATCTTTTACTTCTTCCTCTTCCTCTTCCTCTTCCTCTGGTAACGCTTTTTGTAACGCAGCCAGCGTTACTTTCTGCGTTTCATTTTTACGGTGTGCTGCAACCCTTCTGTTTGTAAGTGCCCGTTTTTTAGAGCTTTCCCCATTATGGCGCTCAAAGTTGGGGAGAATAAGCTTGTTGCCGTCGTAAGCGAGCCAACCAACAGCGATCAGTGCATCAGCGAATCCTGTAATAAAAGCGATACGGTCAAGCACTCCTTTTGTAACGCTGCCAGCGTTACCGTCGACAGTCTGCTGATCCGCCCATGCCCATATGCGAACGAGCTTACCGAGTACAGCGTCGGGGTCGATATTCAGGATTTCTGCTATCTGGAAAATCTCCGGCTTATCTGGTGTGATCACCTCGACTTTTATCCAGCTACTGGCCATCCTGCACCCCCATGTAAGCGCGAATAAAAGCCGCAGCTGCCTGTGCGTTTATGGCGTTGCCGTAACCCTTCAGGCGGCCGACGCGGTTGCTGCTTGCCACTCTTGCCACCCTGGGCTCGACTCGTCCCAGGCGTGCGGCAGCCCCATCAACCAGCGGGAATGTGCCGGGTTCAACTGGACGCCATTTGCCATCTCGACATAAGAGCCAGTCCGCATCTCGCCAAAAACCGTTAACCTCAAGGGGCCGGAACTCATCGACCATGCAGCCATGCTTGGCAAATCGTCCAGCCGCCCCTTCCTCTGCATTTCCGATTCGCACCCCTGCAATGTTCTCGATCCTTTCTCTCCGTCGACTGCCCTCGGTGTTGGCCAGCCCGTCATGAACGCCTGGCGAGGCAGCTGGTCCAGTCGCTCCTTCCCGTCCCGCTGCGCAGTCATTCCCGCTGAGTCCTTCCAGTCGCGCGACGTTGGCGTTACCCAGCCCGCCAATGCCGCCGCCCATCCGATTTTGTTCGGGGTTACCCTTCCGTCCGAGCTCATTTGTACCGTCGTTGCATTGGTGATGTAGTTGACCTGTGGCGTTGGCCACCCAGTAGGCCCGCTCTCTGATGTGCGGTGCGCCGATGCCCGCTGACGTAAACGGCACAAGCCCGAAGGCGTATCCCAGTCCTTCCAGGTCTGTCTGTACAAGGTCGAACCAAGCATTTGCGTTACCTGCTGCAACCTGTTCGCCAAAGACATGCTGAGGTCTGCGCTCGCTGATGAGGTGGAAGAACTGGGGCCAAAGGTGCCGCTCATCAGCAAATCCATCTCCTTTGCCTGCCGGGCTGAAAGGCTGGCACGGGCAGGAGCCAGTCCAGACCGGGCGATCGTCAGGCCATCCGGCGAGGCGGAGGGAATGGGACCAGACGCCGATACCGGCGAAAAAGTGGCACTGGGTAAATCCTCTGAGGTCGTCAGGTGTGACATCTTCAATACTCCGTTCATCAACTTCGCCAGGGGCAATATGCCCGGCGGCTATGAGGTTACGCAGCCACTGCGCCGCGAATGGGTCGATCTCGTTGTAGTAAGCTGAAGGCGTCATGCTGCCTCCCTGGCCTTTCTGGCTGCTTTCAGACGCTCTGATCTCATCTGCGCCTGCCGGCGCGCGCGCTCGTTATTGCACGTAACGCACTCGCCGCTGATGGTGTATCGCTCGCTGTCGTGGCCATGCTTACACGTCTTCCCTGTGTAGAACCGGGTGAGCCCCTGCTCAATGGCCTCTCGCTGGGTAATTCGTTTCATAGACTTGCCCTCTTTCTGCATTTGTCTTTGGTAATTTTGCAGCAAGCCAAAAAAAGATCAACCGTATTTGGATAATTATTACCAAATTGGTGTTCAGGGAGAGGCAGGAGCCGCCTTGGGGTGGCGGCGCGGGTGAGTTTTGAGGATTAACGTTCGTGGAACCAGAGGACCAGGTCGGATTTTGCGGAGATCCACTTACGGGATTTGCAGGCTTTAAACAGTCTTTCTAACAGAGGCTTACGTGGAATTCTTCTACGGCCAGTCAGGTGAACCTGAATGTAGTGGCTGGTCGTGCCGGCGTCACTTGCGAACTCTTCTCGCTCAGCCGGCGAGAGGTCGAGCCAGCAGCGTTTGAAGTCAAATTTTTGCACATCGCTCATATTTTTTTAGTCCCGGACTAACTTTAGACAGCCTGATTATTACCAATCTGGTGTAAAAATCAATGACTGTTACCTTTTTGGTAAGTTTACCTTTATGGTAATATTCTATTAAATTTAATCAGTTAGGTAACAATTTCAGGCTAAAAAAATAGAAATGAAAAGCATCTACGACATAAGACGCGACAACCTCAATGAGATAATCCGGAAGGATTTCGATAACACGCAACTCCGGTTTGCCGAGAGAATCAAAAAATCAGCTAACCTCGTTAACAGGTGGAGCAAGGGGACAAAAAATATCGGCGCTAACGCGGCACGCGAGATCGAGTCGTTCGCCGGAAAAGGTCGTTTCTGGCTGGATATCGACCATCTGTCAGATACCCCTACGCTGCCGGAGATTATCGACCCGCAGGAATGGAGTGTGGAAAAGCAGGCAGCGTTTACCCTGGGTGTATGGATGGGACAGCATCCGGATCTGAACTCAGAGAAAAAGGTTTCGGAAGCGGCCGGCATCGGCCAGGCGACCGTAAATCGCATCCTGAACTGCGAAGGCTCCACCAGCATTGGCGTACTGTCGGCTATCGCCAGGGCGTTCGGCCGCGATGCATATGAGCTGATCCTGCCGCCTGGAAATGCTGGTCTGATTGACTATGACCACCATGAATACGCCGGGCTGCCGCAGGAAGAGAAAAACAAGATCGCCGCCTTCATCAAGTTCATTGTCAGCCAGAACCAGTAACCTCTAACCTACCTGTCACTCCCTGATGGGATAACTCCTCGCGCCTCATACACTTACCAAAATGGTAAATTTTTCCTCGTCAAATCTATTGACACAACCATAAATTGATCAGATTATTACCTTAACGGTAACAACAGGGCGTTGAATTACCAGAAATCCACCACCGGGTGGCTTTCTCATACCCCTGATATTTACCAAATGGTAATAGTGAGGTGTGTATGCAATGGCAAATCATTAACGGCTGGTACTGCGTTACGGCATGCGGGCTGATGAGCTGGAAGTTTCGCACGCTGCCGGAAGCAATCAGCTGGGCGTTCGTCAGCAAACTGGCAGCAAAAACGGAAATGGGTATGGGGGTGAGTAAGTGACTGATTTAGCAATTATCGAAATCGCGCCAGACATGGCGCCGGCAATTTACGTTGAGAACGGGCTTGATTCCTTCCTGGAAAAGATCCGCGCCGGAGTAAACGAAGTTCCTGACCTGAGCACTGCAAAGGGACGGGCTCGTATTGCATCGCTGGCCGCACAGGTATCACGCAGCAAAACTGCTGTAGAGAAACCTGGCAGGGATTACCTGAAGCGCCTCAAGGAGCAGCCGAAAGTGGTTGAAGCTGAATTGCGCCGCTTCGTCACCGAATGCGATCAGCTGCGCGATGAAGTACGCCGCCCTCTTACCGAGTGGGAAGATGCTGAAAAGGCGCGCACCGAAGCACTGCAGCAGCGCCTTGTGGATTTGCGTGCGCTGGCTGACGTGATCGACACCTCCGGTAACTACCTTCCTTCTGCTGATATTCAGGCGCGCATTCTGGAAGCTAAATCTGTGGTACTGGATGACAGTTGGCAGGAACGTGCAGCAGAGGCGGGAGTGGCTAAAGATTCAACTATTCAGCAACTGGAAGCGTCGCTGGTAATAGCGCAAAAGCGCGAACATGAAGCCGCTGAGCTTGATCGCCTGCGCAAAGAGGCAGAAGAAAAAGCACGTCTTGAGCGTGAAGAGAATATCCGCCGTGAAGCCGCTGAACAGGCTAAGCGTGATGCAGAGGCAAAGGCACAGGCTGAAATTGATGCTGCTGCACGCCGTGAATCTGAAGCCAGAGCTGCAACTGAACGCGCAGAGCGCGAAAAAATTGAAGCCCAGCAGAAAGCAGAGCGTGAAGCAAAAGCCGCTGCGGAAAAAGCTGAGCAGGAAAAGAACGCTGCTATCGCAGCGGAGCGCCGCCGTCAGGAGGAAGCTGAATCAGCGCGCCTGGCTGAGCAGAAGCGCATTGCGGAAGAAGAAGCGCGCCGGGCCGCTGATAAAGAGCACCGCCGCAGCATCAATCGACAGGCTATCGCAGACCTGATTGAAAGCGGCCTTACGCAGGAAATGGCAGAGAAGGCACTGATCGCCATCGCCAGCGGGAAGGTATCTGCAGTCTCTATCAAGTACTGAGGTGCGTATGAACACTCAGCAGATTAACAACCTGAAAAAAATCATGACCAGCATCGACAGCAACTACCAGCTGAGCCAGATGCACTATGAGCGCCAGGTGGAGCTGATCGACGCGATCAAATACCACCAGCTGCAGAAACCTTTCTACGAACTGGAGCGCAAAGGCGTGCGCACCGAGATTCTGGAAGAACTGATGATGAGCCCGGAATTCGAAGAAGCTCTCGCGGCGTACCAGGCCGCGCTGACCAGCATCATCGCGAAGTGGGATCTGGCTGACCAGCTGGATACGGCGAGGAACGCGGCATGACACCAGGAATTTACTTCGATATCAGCAACGAGGACTACCACGCCGGCGACGGCGTGAGTAAGTCACAGCTGGATATGGTGGCGCTGAGCCCGGCCCTTCTGCAGTGGCAGAAATCAGCACCGGTCGATACCGAAAAACTGAAAGCTCTGGATATGGGGACGGCTCTGCACTGCCTGCTTCTGGAGCCGGAAGAGTTTGATAAGCGCTTCATCGTGGCGCCGCAGTTCAACCTGAGAACCAACCAGGGGAAAGCAGATCAGGAAGCCTTCCTGAAAGACGTCGAGAACATGGGCATGACGGTAATGGACGCCGAACAGGTCCGGAAGCTGAAACTGATGCGTGATAGCGCAATGGCACATCCGGCAGCGCGATGGCTACTTGAGGCGGAAGGATTCTGCGAAGCCTCTCACTACTGGACAGATCCGGAGACTGGCGAACTGTGCCGCATACGCCCGGACAAGCGCCTGAAGAATCACCCTGTCCTGCTGGACGTGAAGAAGGTTGCCGATATGGAGCGTTTCTCGCGCCACATTGAGGAATTCCGGTACCACGTACAGGACGCGATGTACCGCGAAGGCGCGCAGCAAACCACCGGCGATCCACATGGATTCTTCTTCCTGGCAGTGAGCGAAACCATTGACTGCGGCCGCTACCCGGTGCGGGTGTTCGAACTGGATACGCAGGACGTAGACACAGGGCATGCGCTCTACCGCCGGGATCTGAATACCTATCACCAGTGCCGCGAAACAGGCGACTGGGGTGGATTTGAAGTTATTAAACGCCCTGAGTGGGCACGTAAACAGGATATGTACGTATGAGCAACGACATCGCAATCACTTCTCAGCCTGGTGCTACCGTCGGCACCGCCGCGGCAATCTTCAGCCCGGAAGGCATCAACCAGTTAGTGCGCTTTGCTGAGCTGATGGCTCAGAGCAGGGTTACTGTTCCGGCGCATCTTGCAGGGAAGCCGGCAGACTGTATGGCTGTAGCAATGCAGGCTGCACAGTGGGGAATGAACCCTTTCGCTGTAGCGCAAAAAACCCACGTCATTAACGGCGCACTGGGTTATGAAGCGCAGTTGGTAAATGCAGCCATCACCGCAATGGCGCCAACAAAGGATCGCGTTCACTTTGAATGGTTCGGCCCATGGGAAAACGTGATCGGAAAGTTCATCGAAAAAACAAACGATAAAGGGAAAAAGTATCTGGCGGCTGGATGGTCAGCAACGGATGAAAAAGGGTGCGGGGTAAAGGTCTGGGCAACGCTGAAAGGTGAAAGTGAGCCTCGAGTACTGGACCTATTACTTACCCAGGCCCAGGTTCGTAACTCAACTCTATGGGGCAGCGATCCAAAACAACAACTCGCATATCTGGGGGTTAAGCGATGGGCCCGCCTGTATTGCCCTGACGTAATTCTCGGCGTCTACACCCCTGACGAATTGCAAGAAGCAGCACCGCGTGTTGAGCGCGATATTACGCCAACACCAGCGACTGCATCCGGCATGAACAAGCTGATCAACACCAAGCCTGAACAGTTGGCTGAAGAGAAACCAAAGAACAGCGACGACCGCGATCCAGAAGAAATTCTGTGCGCTTTCACCGACGCAGCGATGAACTACAACACGCTGAAGGACCTGGACAACGCTTACAAATACGTTGCCAAAAAGCTCGCTAACGATGATGAGCGTCTGGCTAAAGCTACGGACGTCTACAGCATCCGCCGCGAAGAGCTGAATCAAATCCCGATGTAATCACCACCGCGGCGCCGGGCGCGCCGCACTGAAAAAAGAGAGGTAACGATGAAAGGTGCATTAGGCAAAAAGGAACTGCTGGCGGTGGTGCCTGTATCGATGAGCACTATCGACCGCATGGAGAAAAACGGGGAGTTCCCTAAGCGTTTCTGGATCACAGACAAGCGCTGTGCCTGGAACAGCGAAGAGATCGAGCGCTGGCTGGATGAACGTCAGCAGAACGGCACAACGGAGTTTGCTGGAAAAAAGCCTCCGGTTGAGCAGCGAGTATTTCGCCCGGTTGGTAACGCGGCGTGACGTCGCTGGCGAGGTACTGGGAAAGGTGGTCAGGATGGTTTCTGTACCTGGCCGCCGTATCCGCCTGGCTGTTCCTGCTGGCGGTCATTTTTCGAGAGGGTTGGATACGATGAATCGGATGGAAAAATACCACGCGGATTATGTCTCGCAGCGCAAAGCGCCACCTCTTGTCGCCGTAACGCCGGCAGCAATGGAGATCGAGCAGCGCGCTATTGCTCGCGAGAAAAAAGGCCAGTACCGCCTGGCCGCTCGCCTCTGGCTTGAGTGCATGGATGCGGCCACTGGCGAGGTTGAGCGGGCCCGTATCGCTATACGCCGCGATCAGTGCATTGGCCGCGGGAACCGGCTTCGCCAGGGATGCTATGCCGGGATCTGCGCCACCGCAGGGGTGATTTATGACTAATCCTCACGACAATATCACAGTCGGAAAAGTGACGCTTGTTTACTCGATGAAACATAGAGGCTGGTTAACACCAGCCAAACTTATAATTCGCAATCCTATCGCAGCTCAGCGTGTGGCTGAAAAACTGAATGAATCGCTTAAATTTAGCCAAATCAAGGCGGTGCATCATGGCCGGTAAATACACTCTGATTTATAGCGATCCGCCATGGTCATACCGCGATAAAGCAGCCGACGGAGACCGCGGCGCCGGGTTCAAATATCCGGTTATGAACGTTCTTGACATCTGCCGACTGCCAGTATGGGAGCTCGCCGCAGAAGATTGCCTTCTGGCTATGTGGTGGGTTCCGACGCAGCCTGTCGAAGCGCTGAAGGTTGTCGAGGCCTGGGGCTTCCGACTGATGACAATGAAAGGATTCACCTGGCACAAGATCAATAAGCACAAAGGAAATAGCGCGATCGGCATGGGCCACATGACCCGGGCGAACAGCGAAGACTGCTTGTTTGCGGTGCGCGGCAAGTTGCCGGAACGAATGGACGCTTCAATATGCCAGCACGTCACGGCTCCGCGGCTGGAGAACTCGCGCAAGCCTGACGTTATCCGAGAGAAACTGGTGCAGTTGCTTGGCGATGTCCCACGCATTGAACTCTTTGCCCGCCAGTCGTCTCACGGTTTCGACGTGTGGGGTAACCAGTGCACGGCGCCGGCGGTTGAGTTGCTGCCAGGCTGCGCCGTGCCGGTAGTGAAGACGGAGGCCGCATGAACATTGACGAAGAGGCCTCGCTGATACGACAACTCGAAGAGGCGCGCGCCATTATCAACCAGAGGAATGGAGAGATCCTTCACCTGCAGAAAGAAGCGGCGCGCTACCGTGAGCAGCGGGATTCTGCAAACGCGATGGTTAAGTTCCTGCGCGGTCTCTTTGAGAATTCTTCGCAGGCGACACAATGAGCCGCCTCCGGGCGGACTATTGTTCATTCATCCACTTTTCAAATGCAGACGGGGAGAACGGCACCAGGTCGTAATGCTCCCCGTTTATCCATGCATCAACCATATTTGCCCACTGCTGCAGCATGTAGGCCCGCTGCCGGGAATACTCGGCCTTGTTGTAAACCGCCCTCACGCCCTTCTGTTCATGCGCCAGCGCCTTCTCTATCCAGTCTGACGGGAATCCCGCTTCATGCAAAAGCGTGCTCGCTGTGCGCCGCAGGTCGTGCACTGTTAGAGGTTGCAGGTTCTCCCCGGCATCCGCTGCCGCAGCAACCGCGCGATCGATGACTGAGTTCAGAGCGGCATTGGATAACGGCTTACTGGTGCTGTAGCGACCTGGCAACAGATAATCACTCCCGCCGGCACACATCTGCAGGCCTACCATCAGATCCTGCGCCTGAGGCGGAAGGTAGATGACGTGCGACCGGCTCCCCTTCATCCTGTCAGATGGGATCGTCCAGGTTCCTTTGCTGAAATCCACCTCTTTCCACGTCGCCATGATGAACTCGGTTTTGCGCACCATCGTGATCAGGATGAGCTTCACAGCCAGCTTTAAGGTTGGCAAAGTGCTGACGGTATCGAGCGACCTGAACAGCACGCCGATTTCTTCCGGCTGCAGACATCGGTCTCGCGGTTTAAACATGGCGATCGCTGAAGGTTTGATATCTGCGGCCGGGTTGAATAACCCGTGCCCGCGGTCATTGGCATACCGGTAAACGCTGCTGATGATTTCACGCGCCTGCACCGCCGTCGCACGTCCGCCGCGCTCGACTATGCGATCGCAAAGATCACGCACCATAGGAGTCGTTATCTCGGACATCATTTTGTTTCCGAGAACAGGCAAAATATCCCGGTCGATTACTGATTGCTTCATAGCCCGCGTGCTGTCAGCCAGGACCACATGTTTCATGTAGGCGTCGGTATGTACCGTAAATGTTTCGGCGCCGCGGATCCGTTTGATACCGTCACGCTTCGCCGCAGCCGGCGACTGGCCTGCGTTCAGCAGCTTTTTAGCGGCTATCAGTTCATCCCTGGCTTCGGCCAGCGTGATACCGTCACGACCATACTGACCGATAACCAGCGTCTCCCGGCGGCCGTTAATGCGGTAATCGTAACGAAACGAGATGGTGCCTGAGATCAGCACGGCTACGTATAGACCGTCGCGATCGGAGACCTTGTACATTTTTCCCTGCGGTTTCAGGTTTTTTAGTTTGGTATCGGTAAGCACATTTCACCCGTGATGCATCATTTTTCTGACGGTACGAGAGTATACCGTAATGGTAATACCGTCAGGTATACCGTCAAAAAATGTGAGATAGAGTGAATAGTGTTGATGTGATATAAAGAAAAACCCTCTGTAAAAACAGAGGGTTGCATTTCAATTTGAGTAGATATGATTAGCTATAGGGTAGCCGTTAATCATTCCCACTCAATCGTTGCTGGCGGCTTGCCGCTGATGTCATACACCACGCG